ACGTCTCGATGGCCATCAGCGCCCTCCTTTAGTGTTCCGGTAGCTCACTCCGCCGGGTCGCCAAGAATCTGCAACAGCCTTCTCGGCAGCGAGCTGCATCTGCTTCTGCATGTTTTGCTGAAGCAGCGTCTGGTCGAGCTCCATGCCTTCGTCACTTCGATCCGCGACGGCCACGTTGACCGGTGCCGACACGCTGATCATCGTGCCCGAAGTGCTCGTGGTAGTGAGGGTTGAAGCAGGCCCAGTGCCGAGCGGGGTAATGGTACCGCCCTGCTCCCCCATCATCAGATAGGTCTTACCCCCCTGATTCAGCAGTTCAGGCCCAAGCTCGTTGACCTGGTAGAGCGAATTAGCTGCTACCGGGCCGCCACCAGCGCGCTGGCCGGAGACGAAGTTGTCCATGATCTCCGGGCTGTACCCGGCCTGGGTCGACCCTGCGGACGTCGTTCCGCCACCGAACCACGCAGAGGCAGCCGTAGCACCCCAGCCGGCCAAGCTGCTGAGCAAGCCAGACGCTGCGCGCTGTGTCTCAATTCTCACCATGTCCGCCAGTATCGACTTGGTGAAGTCCGCGAACGAGAACTTGCCGGTCATGGCGAAGTTCACGACAGCATCTTCCATCGAGCTGAAGGCGTTGCTGAACAGGGTTTTCGTCTGCCCGGCGACATCCCGCGCTTGCTCCAGGTAGTTCTGGAAAGCCGACGACGCCCCCTTGCGCCAATCCCCCTGCGCGGCGGTCATCTGGTCGTAATTGGCGATGGTGGTTTCCTGCAGGTCCTTTTCGGTCTTGCTCAGGGCCGCCAACTTCTGGTTGTACTCATCGAGGCTCATGCCGCGGGAGCCGTCGCCATATTGGTTGGCCAGGTCCAGACGCTGCTGGTTCATCCGGTCGGTGATGCCGTTCTGCTGATCCTGCAAACTGCGCTGACGGTCGCCCAGCCCCAGGCCATCGGCGGCGCGCTGCCCCTGCAACCTCAGCGCCTGGACCTGCTGATCGAGGGCGTCGGTGTAGGTCTGCACCGCCCTGGCCTGCTTGGCCAGCCGGCCCTGCTCATTGGTCGCCAGCACCGAGAGCTCGGTATCAGCGTCCTTCTGCGCCTTGACCATGGCAGCGCGGGCATCCGCGATTTTCTGGTCAAGCTGGATGCGCTGCTGGGCGCTGGTACTGCTGCGCCCCTTGGCCTCCTCCAGTGCCGTGATCTCGGCCTCGTAGGCGTTCGTGACCTCGGCCTTCTGCTGCTCGATGATTGCGGCCCGCTGTGCGGCGTACGACTCCTGCGAGATCAGGCCGGCCTTCTGCGCCGTATCCAGTTCCTTCTGGTGGTTCTTGTACTCGGCCAGGATGGCGCTCAGTGCGTTCTTCTGGTCGTTGAAGCCTGAGAGGTCGACCGACCCTGTGCGACCGGCAGGGTCCTTGAACTGCTTGGCGATGTCGGCCTGAACACGGGCGATGTTCTCGGGCTTCAGGCGCTCGTCGTTCGGGCTGACCTTGCGGATCGCCTCCAGCGACTTGTTGTACTCCTTCAGCGCATCAGCGCGCTTCTCGGCGTTGGTCCTGGCCGACTTTTCCAGCGCATCGATCTTGCCGATTGCAACGATGGCTGCCTGCTGGCGCTGAACATCCAGCTCGCGGGCCCGGGCAATCGCCTGCTGTGTGTCGCGCTGCTGAATCAGACCTTTCAGCTCAAGGCTGGCGTTGGTGAGCTTCTTCTGGGCATCGATATCGTCAGCGTCGGCATTTACAGCGCTCTGCGCCGCGGCGACCTGGCGTTGCATGTCGACGATCCGACTCGCGATGTCCTGATCCCGACCAACGTCATTGAGTGCATCGACAGTGGCGGCCACCTCGCCTTTCAACGACTTCCACCCGCGCTCCCACAGCGACAGGTTCTCGGTGACCTCCTTGCTGCGGTTCCTGATGGTATCGACGTAGGTATCGGTGAGTAGCTTGGTCGCCCCGATGGTGTCGCCCTGCTCCTTCAAGGCAACGATCTGCGAGTAGGTTGCAGCGGTCAGGAAGTTGTACTGCTCGTTCAGGTCCTTGGCAGCCGCTACCGGGTCCTTGCCGATCTTCACGAACTCGGCCACCGTCTCCTCGACCGCCTTGCCGGTGGCAGAGCGCCACACCAGGGTGGCCTCGGTGATCTCGACGAAGCTGTCGGAAGCGATCTTGCCGCTACCGGCCAGTTGGGTGAGCACTTCAGCCGCGGCACCAGTGGTGCCGACGGTCGCGGCGACCTGGCGCGCCATTCCCGACATCTGGTCCGCCGTCGTGCCGGCGGCATTGCCAGTCTTGATCAGTTCCTTCTGGAAACCGATCGCCTCCTCGCTGCCGGAGTAGTAGGCGTAACCCAGCACGCCAACTGCTGCGGCGGCGACGGTGAACGGGTTCACTAAGCCTGCCACATAGCCGCCCAGCGCCTGAACCGCCGGCCCAATGCCGCCGAACATATCCTTGAGCTGCCCGCCCTGCTGCAGAAGAACCGTCAGCGGCGCCTGGCCACCCTGCAGGGACACCACGATATCGGTGAACTGCGCCGGCACGCCGCGCAGCGCGGCAGCCGTTGCTTTGGCTGTCATGCCCGTCTTGTTCAGCGCGGTGTCGGCGCCGCCCAGGGCGGTACGCGCTTGGTCGATCTTCGCTTGGTACTCGCCGAATGTCTCCGCATCGAGCGCGCCACTGGCGCGGAAGCCCTTGAGCTTCTGTTCCATCTGGTCCAGACGGCTCATTGCTGCGACAGTCGGGTCAATCTTGCCCAGCAACTCCTCGAGCGCCTGGCCTTCTTCCCGATGCGCGCCGGCAGCCTTCTTCGCTGCCTCCGCCTGACGCTCCTCGGTGGCGATGAGGGCCTGGGCCCGGCTGTTGATGGACGCCTGACGGCTGGCACTATCCGACAGGACGGCGTTCGCCTGAGCGGTGACCTCGGCGCTCTGCTCGGTTGCCCGGTTGAGCGATTGAACGTACTGGCTGGCCTCCAGCGAGGCCTTGGCCACGGCCAGAATCCTGGCTTGCTGCTCGTCGGCGGATTCGGCGGCGCGCCGGCCAGCCTGGGCACCGGCATCAGTGGCACTGGTGAGCGCCTCCTGCACCTTGCCCGCCTGAGCGGCCTCGGCCCGGAAAGCTCCCATGTTCGCCGCGGCGCTGCTGAATGCCGTGGAAGCGCTGGTAACGGCGCGTCCCACGGTGGCCATCTGCTGCGCCAACTCTGTCTGCTTGGCGTTGAGCGCCTGCAGCTCCTGCACGATCTGCCGGGTGTCACCCTGCAGGCTGCCCAGGGCAGTCTCCCAGGCGCGACCGGTTCGCCCAGCTGACTCCTCGCTACGCTTGCCGGCGTCCGTCAGCTGATCGAGGTTGTCCTTGGCTTCGACGGCATCACCGGAGTCAATCTGAAGACCGAGAGAGGCAATGGTGGTCATGATCTACTCCATCGATTCGGCCATGACGGCCAAGGCCTCAACCTCCATGACGCGGAGATCGGGGAAAATGTCGGTGAGGTCGCGGCGCTTGATGCCGAGCATTGAGGCGGTTGCAGGAATGGCGGTGTAGTCCAGGCCGGACGGGCCGCCCGAAGCCACCCGCCACTGTGTGCCCAGCGCATCGAACAGGCGGAAGGCAGGCCAGGCATCCGGCAGGACCTCCACTACCTCCTCCTCGATGTCATCAAGGGTCAGCCCCAGCGCCGCCAGTTGCTCAGCGGACGGGCCGCGCTCGTAGCAAGCCCGGGCCGCCGCCCTCAGTTTCCCAGGCGGGCCGGACTGTAGGCGGCTTGGTAGGCGTCGATTACTGCCTTCGGTGCGCCGGTGCAGGTGCGCACCAGGTCGGCGATGGCCTCGGCGCTGAACTCGTCCTCCAGGTCCCAGCCTGTGACGATGTCGCCCAGCTGCTCAGCCTGCAGGGCGATTTCACCGGTGGTGACCTCCTCCCAAGTTGCCCCGTCCTTCTGGGCCTTTTCCGCCCAGGCGTCGCGCGCCTTGTTCCAGCGGTCGAACATTGCGGACAGGGCCACGCGGTCCATGTAGCGGAACTGGAATTCCACCGGCGCCGGCTCAGTGCCAATGCGCGGAACCTGCACCATGGCGGTGAACGTTGGGTTCTGCGCGATCTTGATCTTCGCCATGAGGCCCCCTTACGCGCCAGCCAGGATGCGAACAGGACGGCCCGACAGCGCGATGCTGATGGTGCGCGTCATGAGGCTGTTCCGGTCCATGGTCGGGGTGGTGGTGATGCTCACGTAGCCTGGATAGAGGATCTGATCGCCACCCGGCAGCTTGAGGCGCACCACCGCGAGCTCCTTGCTGTCACCGTAGTTTTCGACCAGGGCGACGTAGGCAGCGGTCGGCTGGTCCTCGACGGTGATCGACAGCGTGATCGGGTTGCGGTTGGTCGGGAACTGGCGGTCATCGTCATCTTCCAGATACCCCACGGTGAGGTATTGCTGCTCACCGCCCGCCGAGGTGAACGCGGTCACCTTGGAGATCTGCGCCCAGGCGGTCACAGGGAGCACCGAGCCTACGCCGGCGCCAGGGGTGTACTTGTCGACGCTGGTGGTGTTGAGGCCTTTCAACGCGAAAGTGTCGGCGGCTACGCTTGCGGCACTGACGGCTCGGTCGGCGATGAGCGCCCAGCCGGAGCTGACCAGCAGCACATCGCCATTCTCGATATCGTGACCGACAGAGGTGGCCACTGGTGGCGCGGCGTTGGTCAGGGCGGTAAAGGCGACGGCGGCGCCAAAAACGCTGGCGATTTCCAGCACAGAGCCGTTCGGCAGCGGGAATTTTGCGGCCATGAAGTGTTTCCTCGTTGTTGCCCGCCGGGCGGCGGTTGGTTATGCCCCAGCGGGCGGTAGATCCGCGACACCGCGGTAGGTGAAGCTGGCCGGGACCGTGTAGGTCGCCGACTCGGTAATGGTTGGCCCCTGGTCAACTGGTTCGGTGACCAGGCCCTCGAAGCCGTCGCGGCTGAGCTCCGAATCCACCCGGAAGAGGCTCGAAAGCTCACCTACCAGGCTCTCAGCGGTAGCCAGAGGCTGGCCCGCCGGACAAACGATGCTCACCTGGTAGACGCCGGTGTACTCGTAGGCATCGCCGCCCAGGTAGCGGCAGGTGGTGCCCGCTGGCAGCTGGAAGGCTTGCAGAAAGGTTTCATCAGGCCCTGCCTTGAAGCTCTGTTCGAAGTTCGCGACCCGAATAGGGCGTGCCGCGGCCCATGCGGCCAGTTTTATTTCGATGGCCTGCCGCGCTCGTGCTTGGCTCATGGCTATCCTCTATAACGAAACTAATGGCATAGTGCAGCCATTGCACAATGGGGATTGGCAGATGTTTTTCAAAAAAAAGGCAGCATCAAATCCAGATCTGAAGCTTTCTACCTTGGTCTCACGCAATCACGAAACTGGTTATGTATTCGTTGATATCAACAACGATTTGGGAGACGCTGCCGAGGTGATAATGGCTAGCTCCGAATTGATCAAGATGGCCTACGGTTATGCCCGACGTGCTTGTGCCTTTGCTATGTATGCGCAAGGCCTCATCGATCAAGCCCTACTTGACCATGTTCAGATGATATTCAAAGGACTTCAACTGAAAACAGGACAATCTAAGGAGTTTCAGGAGGCTGCCTATGACGAGGCCATCGCTTTCATGCAGTCATATCACTGGCAACTCAACAGATTCAGCATCCTCGCGATAAGAAACATTGCCGAAAACTATGACCGACCTGAGTCGGGCCCAATCAGCGACGTTGATCTTCTGGTAGGAGCCATTGATGCGGCTCATGCCGAGCAAGAAGACGTGAGAGGCAAAATCCAGACCTAACTCACAACTGGTTCCGCTCCATGGCTTCTTTAACAATACGTTGGAAGTTGGCCATAGTGACCCGCACCATACCGCTTGGCGATTGGGCCGAATGGCCATACTCCAGCGGGATGGCGTACGGCAAGTTGTTCACGATGTACGCCGTCTGGCCGATGGTCAGCGCCTGCACCTGGGTGATGAGCGCGGTGATCGCTTCGCTACCCGACGGGTCGATTCGGTCAAGCTCTTCCGTTGCTGGCGAATCGATGGAGAACTGCCAGTTGCCTCGGAATCGCCCGCCTACGTAGCCTTGGCCGGTTACCAGGCCATTGGTGGCGAAGTTCTGCTCCCGCTCGGTCTTTGTCAGGGGCTTGGCGTACTTCACGCCCTTGCGCAGCCTGCCGGCCTTGGTGAAGTTGTCCTGGTTCAGGTTGATCAGCGTATTGCGCACCGAGACCTTGAAGTCGTAGTCGTCGGCAGCCTTGTTGGCCTTGGCCCGGTGGGCCACGTTGGCCGCCCATAGTTCCGGGTTGCCCACCGGCGACATGAGGATGACGCTGCTGCCGATCTCGATCACGATTTCGCGGAAGGTCGCGTCCAGGGCTTGCTCCGCCTGTTCTGCGAAGGCCCGTATGGCCTCAGCGAACCCGCCCTGCTGCCCGCCGTATCGCTGGGCCATGTGTGAGCCGCGCGCCATGTCACTTCCTCAGTTGAATGGTCCAGGTCGCCTGGGCTGGATCCTCGGAAACGTTGAGCACGCGGTACCCGCTCACCTGATCGCCGATCTTGGGCGCCGCCGGGGCATCGGTGACAGCGCCGGCCTGCCCCTCGAAAATCTCGTTCTGGAGCACCAGCAGCTTCACGTCCTCGGTTTGGATACGGGTTCCGTCGATCTCCTTGGCCAGATAGCTGCCGAATACACCGCGACCGGTGTAGTAGATGGTCGAGGCCGGCACCGTGCCGCCGATCTCGGGGTCGTATCCACCCTTCACCGTGCGGGACCCAGCCACGGGTTTCACCGTGTCGGTCAGGCCATCTGGATCATCGAACGCTTCCGCCAGTTCGGCCTGAAGTTCTTCGCGCATGCCCATGTGAAATACACTCCTGCCTATTCCCTCGGAGAGAACGGACATGAAAAAAGCTGAATGCGAGGCTGCCATCCGCCAACTGGCCCATGACTGGGCAGCGACCCAGCCCCAGACGCCCGAATGGCATCCAAGCTTTGGAGATTTCAAGACCTGGCTAGGCAGCCGCGGGTTTGGCCATTACTTGGATTTCAGGGGCGAGATGCCGGCCAGCGACGAGGCACAGCGATGGTTCAACGATGAGCTCAACCAGGGGTGGCGGGACTGATCGCAATCACACTCGCTTGAGCATCACGGTGCCAGAGCGCCGGATCCATGGAGCGATGAGGTCGAGGGCGAAGTTCTCGCCAGCTGAGCGATCAGCAGACCCCACGACGTAGGTCTTGCTGGTCGAGGTGCCAGCCTGGGCCGACACCGTCTTGCTCTGCACCTCGCGCTGGGTGTCCTTGTACAGCTTTCCGGCCGCAGCCAGCTTGGCCACCTGTGCTCCGGCACTCACGATGGCGTCAGGCACCGGGTCTGGCACCGGTCTCTTGATCTTGGCCGTGAGCCAGGCATTGGCCATGGCAACGGCGAGAACCGCATCACCGTCGCCTGCCCAGCCCTGCCCGAGCGCCTGGTCGACGTCAGCGACAGTGATGAAGTCGGTCATGCCTTATTCCTTCGACGGGATGAGGGCCTGAAGATCGGGCTTGTTGAGTGCCGGGTCGAAAGAGATGCCCTGGGCCGTCAGCCACTCCTTGAGCTCCGGCACTTTCATCTTGTGCGGGTCGGTCTCATCGTCGCTGCCGCCCTCGTCCTCGATCGCCTTGTCGATCTCCGCTTGGCTGCTGACCGAGGCATAGCCGTTCGGCGGGTAGGCCGACGCCTTGTAGCCCTGCTCCAGCCACTGGGCGATGGTCGGGCCGTCCAAGCGCAGACCTTCCTCGATCTCGCTCACGCTGATGCCCTGGCGCTGGTACGCCTCGCCGATGTGCGGGGCATCCCCCTGCACGGACACCGAGGTAGCGCCGTCGATCACGCCGAAGAATTGGTCCAGGCGGCGATAGCAGGTGCCGCGCTCGCTGCCCGGGGTGTTGGTGTAGATGACTTTCATGCTGATCTCCTGCGCAGGGCGCCAGGCCGGCGCCCCGCATCATGGGGTCAAGGGGTGGCGGTGCCGCTGAT